GTATAGCTAGTTGGATCAACAATCTTGAACGCCTCAACAACGATATAATCATCGACACTAACATCTGTTTCCCAATCCCAGTCGATATTCAATTTGTTCATGTGCCGAGTAAATCGAATAGGAGCAACACCGACTAACACTTCCTGAAGTAAAGAGAGATGTTGGTGATACATTTTATAGCCTGTGATATTATCTCCCCATGTCGCTGATCCAAATGCTGTATAATCTTGAAGTCGAAGCTGATATTCAAGATTAAACATACCAGATCCACCCACATTATTTTCTGGTAGAATCTGCGTGATGTTTATGTATGTGCTTGAATCAAAAGTGATATACTTATTAGTGATGTCGTCTGCCGTTATCTGATACGGTTCATATACCTTTTCGGTAGCGTCCATATGAAACTCTTGCCACATCTTCAGAGCTTCATCCAGGCGATCCTCTAACTGCTCGCAATCAACATTGATTTCGATGACAGGTTTCCCAAGACGCCGAAGCGCATATTCGATTAGACTGTCCCTGCTATTTGGAACTGCCATTTACTTCTCCTATCTTGTGATACTTCGATGCAGAGTAATCGTTCCTCGAACAACCTGCTCAATATTTCCGGTCGATGATGTTGCTTCAACATCGTATAGGTATCTTCCGTCTTCAATAGTAGTTGTTTGATCATCTCTTAATGCGATAGTGACAATTCCTTCTGTGGCTGCATCTGCTGGAAAGGTTACTGCCAGATCCGTATAAGATGTTGAACCTACGCACTTACGCATATGACATCTACCACTTGTATAGTTTGAGGTGTCAACCGGGTAACGACCTGATGTGTTTGATGTATAGAATACAACATTCGCTGTAAAGTCTGTTCCCTGCGAAATGAATAGGTTGTGTTCGTATGACATTAGTTTTCTAAATCCTTAATCTTAATTTTGATTTTAGAAATATCCTTGAGTTTGGTTTCATACTTTTTTTTGGGAGCGTCAATGATCTTTTGGAGCTTTTCTCCGACAACCTGCGGAAGATCGCGAAGCTCATCTTTCTTCTCCTTGATCTTCTTGAGCTTGTCCATGTCACCATCTTCTATTGCTCGCATGGACCGAAGATCCAGCTCTCTGAGCTTTTGATTTCGTATCCCACGAAGTCCGTTCATAATTCGATTAGCTTTTGGTAGCACATCAACGACGATCTTTCCCTTCTGAAGTCTGAGGTCGGTTGGGTCTGTGCATTCCGGCAGATCGTCTTCACATACAACGATACCACCCAGCTCTTCTGCCTTCTTATCATAGTCCTCTCGTGAAGTGCCGACTCGGAGCTTTGTGAACCTGAGCGGACCACCCTCGGTCGTTTCTTTGACAATCACATGCTGCTTCGTATCCATCATTTATCCTCTAAATTTCGTTGGGTCAACCGAACCTATGACCACAATGTAGACTTCATCTTCATCAATTAGAGCAGTGTAGCTTGGGTTTCTTGATACTTCACCATTGGAACCAGCCTGCTGCCAGTCTGATATTGGTGTTCTCGTCTCAACCTGAATGACCTGATCATTTGCAACGCGGACATGATGCGTAGACAGCGCTCCGGTGTCAGAGGCGTAGGTATCACCACCACCCGGATTGGACGGGATTCCGATGACCTGCCCGGGACTCGTCAGCGAGTTCCCATCAGTACCCAGATATTCAACCTCGAATGCTCGTCGGCGGGTCAAAACACCATCCAACTCAGCCGCCGTTACTCCATCGTTCAGCGCTTGGAGGTTCGGGTTCGAGGGCCCGGATTCGAGACCAGAAAGATACAGATTGCTCGTTCCTGTTACCATCACTGAGTAGTTGTTTCCGTTGCGCCATTCTGCGGGAAGTGTAAGCTCGAATCGTCCGATTCCGACCTTTGTGACGCTTTCGATGTTGTGACCATCCCATGCTAGAGTAGCAGGAGACACATACCCGTCCGACGTAACTAGTGTTTCTGTGGCAACGAGCGCATCAACATCACCGCGTGGTCGAAGTCGAGCCCATGCGATAACCGAGTTGTTTGCGTAGATACCACCCTTCTCAACATGAACACCTTGATAGCTAGTGTTCGCGTGGATGGTCATCACATGCCTGTTTCCTGAACCAAATAGGTGCGATTCGGAATACTCTTGATTGTCAAAGCCCCCCGTCGCGCCCGCGTGATAACGCCGCTCCCACCAAGCACGAGTAGCTTGATTAGCATAAATCGCAGGGGCCCCGCTCGGATCGGCGGCAGTGATCGGATCGTCGGTCGCGGAGAATTTTCCAGTTCCGATTCCAGGCATAGGCACAGTATAAGAAGCATTAACTGAGATGCCATCATGCCAAGATGTGCCGTACCATTCTTGATTGCCTTCAGAAAATCTTCTTATTCCCTCTGTTCTTTTAACTACACTTCCTGCTCCGACTTGATTTTGTGCTGTACCATTGAACACATTTCCACCAATCATACTAATCGGTTTAAATGAGCCATCAGCAGCCGAAAGAGGCCTTCCTCCAAAAATAACTTGAGTTGGATAATATCCAGGTAATATTTTTGTCTTTAAACTCTCGTCGGGATCATATTGTCTAGCGCCAAACTGGCCTCTCTTATTCATATTCCCATATGGAACATCACCAACAAACAGACCAGCAGCTAGTGTATTTCCACCTGAATTGATTCCGACTGATCCACCACTAAACCAATCACTACCTAATCCTTCTCCAAGATAAATATTACCATCAGCGACCGAGGCCACCGGCTCGGTTATATGAGTATTAGCAAAAATACTGACTGTGATATTTTTAAATGAGCTGTGAATATTTGTATCAGCAGCGCCTAGGTTTTGAGCAATATTAAATACTCCATCCCTAGCACCAATTCTATACGTTCGTTCAGCTATATTGCTTCCATCAGCGTCGGTTTCTGAAAGAGGCGATTCTCCTGCTTTCACTAAAAGTGGAGCATTATCAATCAAACGAATGGCAGCTTCCGCACCATACACAGCAACACCGCTTGAATCAGCATTATAGCCATTGACGGTTAGTGTGTATCGTGGGAATGTATTTCCAATACCAACGCGCCCTGCATAGCCTCCGCTCCAGCCTGTTGATGTGGTGTTTGCTGGCGTATAGACGGTCAGTGTGTTATGTTCTGGTCGAATGCCGATTTGATAAATTTGAGTGCGATTAGCATCACTTCGCATTTCCGCAGAAAACACACCATCCTTCACCAAGTCAATGTTATTATGGATACCGCGAATTGCGCCGAGGTTTCGGGAAGACTTACCACCAAGTACGAACGGAATATCAGTTTTACCTATGCCAGTGAACTCATTATCAATACCCATTGTCCACAATCTTGTATCTGTATTCCATGCGTCAGTATGGAGTGAGAATGCGATGAGTGTATTTGCTGTGTTGTCATTAAGTATTCTATGACCAGAAAGGTCAAGCTGAAATCCGGGGTTAATGACCGCGGTTGGGGACCGCACGGTTTTACTAGACGCCTTAGCGGGTGTTCCGATTCCTAAAAATCCATGTGCTGTTAGTCTGAATACATCTTGGTTGCGATTGTCACCAAGTTCAGCATTGTATAATGAAAATCTAAGACCACCAAATGTAGAACGACCTGCATTATCCGTTCCGAAGTATACTGCCCGGCCGGCATCATTATCACCATATCCTGCTTCGGCAGCGATTGATACCATAGGATATGTATATCCTAAATTATCAACACCTTGATCATTAGTAATATCAACACCAAGCTGAATTATATTAGCTCCCGGTGATATTGCTGATGACCACTCTTTACTTGTTGTTGTTTTAATAGATACTGGTTGATTGGTTTGGTGTGCAATAAAACTTATACCACTAGCTAGACCAGCACTATAGTTTCTTCCTGCTGCTCTTCCTGTGTAAGTTCTATTTGGATTAACGGCTTGAACAACAGCCCAATCATTTCCACCACCAGTCGCCACAACACGAGCGGTTGAATCATTTCGCGGAGAAGCAGAACCAAATGTGGATTCAACATGAAGATTTGCTGACTCGTAATTACGGAATATTTGAAGAGTCTGATTGGGGGTTATTGCTCCAATACCTATTAGTGTGTTGGCACCAGCATTTTTATTGAAAACGATAGAAGACTGGGCATACGAAGTTGTTGTTGTTCCGTCATAACCACCAACATTGTATGGTCGAAATCGCAAATGAGTGCTCGCATTATTATCTATGATCCATGATGTTGGTCTTGTTCCAGTAGCCGCATCATATGATGCTTTATTTGAGTTGAGTTCAATCTCTGCGCCTTCTCCGTTGGTTCCTCCATCTAATACAAGAACTGCACCATTCAGTCTGCCTAGAGAAGATACATTCGGTGAAATATTGCTATTTCCTATACTAAAAAATGTGGCAGAATCTTTAACCGCTACCTGAAATTCAATAGACGGAGTGCCGGTCCATACATCAGTTTTCAAATTTGCAAGTCTAAATCTCGACTCACTAGATGACTGATCAGTAACATCCATGTACCATTTTCTACCACTAGAGTATTGTGCTGTGGGATTTTCCATTTTAATGACTGGGCGTGACCAACTTGTGCCTCCGCCGGGTGTGTCATCACCACGAACCATCAATCCACCGTAGTTAGATCCTGTTTGATATGTGTGCTGAACGAGAAGTTGGGACCATTGCATGTTTCCATCAAGAATGGCTCCATCAGCAGCAGCACCTCTGAAGGTGGATAGATCAAGATAGTGGGTGTTTGAAATCAGCACAGCGCCCTGAGAGTCTGTTCCTGTGATGTCACCACCCGGAAGAACCTTCATCACCTTTTGAAGAATACCTGCTCCGCTCCGAACAGAGAACTCAAGCGACGATGAGACAGATCGAGCAAGATTAGCATCATCCTCTCGATTGATCTCTGCGGAAATACGCGCACCAACAGAATCTTCTGTTGTTGTAACAGCACCATTCGCAGCAAAGTCCAGAGCAGCATAGGTGTTTGCCTTTCGTGCTGCGGTCAGCGTTCGATCGCCAATGAGAATGCGAACGGGAGGGGTGTCATTGACTCCGACTCCACCATACGCATCAGTATATCCACGAACGGAGAGAAGAGGAGCGGTGTTAGATGTCTGTGGGTCGTGATTAACAGCACGATCAATGCGAAGCTGTGCGGCTAGATGTGCAGTTGGTCCACCATGTGGAGCAATCCCAACATTCTCGCCTGATGTCAGAGTGAAGCGCGTGGCTGATGACACATCATCAGCGTTTCCCCATCCCCAAGATTCTGAAGCGTAAATATGATCAATCTCATAATCTGTGTTCGCTGTTCCCAGCGTAATCATACCAAAGCGAGATGTGGTATTTGATGTGACGGATAGGAATCCGAAATTATTTGCTTGAGGATATGATGCTGTGTTTGATGCTTGAAACGAGATGTAAGAGTAGCCTGTCGCAGCATTCTGTGACAGATTGATCCTTGAGTTTGTTGTCGAGTTGACGTGAATGTGGCCAGTTAAGGTTGGATCACTCTGTCCTAAAAATGTACCAACACCTAGTCGAGAATTACCCACAATGTATAATAACCCAGGGTCTATTGTTGGGATTACTCCACTAGAATTGCCATCAATCACGCCACCTTGTCTAGTAATATCCCCACGAACGGTAGAAGGAAGCCCATTCACGACATCAATTAGCTCATTGATTGTGAGTCTAAGTTGTTGAAATGTGTGTTTTCCGAGGAGCTTCTGGATCTGTATCGTATTGACTGGCATTATTTATCCTCAATTAACTTGTTGACGAGTTTTTTAAGTTGCGATAACTCATCCTTTAGATTATTTAGTTCGTCATTTTTTGCTCTTTGTCTTTTTACTTCTTCTAGGTGCTGTTTTTTTGCATCTTGATCTATACAAATAATAGCACCACTCTCTGTATCACGAACCCATCCCATTTGATCGGTATTTACAAATCGACTATTACGCTTGTCCATATTATTCCACCGCAATAGCTCTCATATCATGTATTACAGGAACGAATCGACTATCACTTGTCTGCATCACGATTTTGATTGCAAATTCATTAAATGTTGTATAACGATCGCCTTCGCCGGCAGCAGCATTTACACCATCTGGAGAAGATGTATATGCAAATGGATATGTGTCATCATTTCCGGTTCCCCTAAAAACCAGTTCTATTGAATCGGCCGATTCTCCTGCTGTTTGAATGGCATCTAGCTTTGGTCTTCTAAGTAATTGCCATTTCTTTTCCTTAAATGGTTGGTTATCAGAAGATGATCTAACTTTTGCAAATACATGAATATCCGCTTCTGGGGGAATAGCTGCGGTTACGATCACGCGAATGTCCCGAGATTCAACTCCTTGCTGAAGTCTGACACGTTTTGAGACATATCGAGCCTGATAGTTACCAGGATGGACTCCATTATCTTCTCCAACATATTCAATTTCGGCATCTCCATTACCACCACTAACAGTAATTACTGGCGAAGTAACATAAGATTGCCCTTTATTTGTGAGATTAACTCCAATAATAGAACCACTTCCGTCAGTGATAACCGTTCCAGTCGCGCCGCCTCCTATTGAGCCACTAGAAGGGGTAACTGTAATGGTGTCCGTATCTGCATATCCAGTTCCAGAGTTTTTGATTGTGAACCCACCACCAATGATTGTTCCATCTGCTGTATATACTTGACTATATGGCCATGTATTTGCATGTAATCCTCCATTATCAATAACATTTTTGAATAGTGTAACTCCAATTCGCTCAAGATTAATAATAGGGGAAAGATGTACGCTAGTGGTAGATAGTTTACCCTTTAATAAAAACGATCCTGTTTGATTCTTTAAAATCTTCAACCTACTTGTTGGGTGCTTTGTATTTGTTCCTAACAACATAGAGTTATACCCATCTGTTTCAGTAAACTCTAAAACAAAAGGATTAGGAACTTGTGTCTCTCCTTCTTTGACACAATCATATTCCCATTCAACCGAAGATGAAGGAAATTCTAAGGACGTGGTATCAACTCTAAACTCATCAAAACTGAAATCACTTTGCCACTGTTTAAATTCAGTTGAGTTGAAATATGGAGTTGATGCAGGCACGCCTGTTACCGATGACAGATTAATATGATCTAAAGGAGAGTTCAGTGAAACACTAGAATCTGCCGTTGTATCGGAATGTGTATTAGCATTTTTCCAAATTACAGTTGTTGTTTGGTTTGGAGTAAAGATACATTTATGAACTGCAAACATAAGGTCTTGTAATTGTTCAGGCTCCCATGTCACACCATTTTGTGACTTAAAGAACGATCCATAATGAGGCTGTTTGTCAACAACCTTTTCTGGTATTCCTGTATTTCCGCCCGTCCCAACAAGTGCATCACCCAATTTTGCAGTCCACACACTATAATCAAGAGAATCAGATCGAAGAACGATCGCATATTCCTTTCCAGATTCCAGCATGATAGGTCGATCAAAGATGAACGATGTAGATGTGTTGTTGAATAGTGCTGGATTAGTTGTTGTTTTGACATCCGAAGGAAGCAGTGACGTACTAGCAATGACTTGCGACCCGCTCGGAACACCAGCGATAGTTGGACGTATTTCCAAGATTACAGGTAAGACTGTTCCTGCATCGCTTCGATGTTTTGTTTCAAACCAAATATCAACACCATTAATAAATATGCCACCCGGATATAGATTTGGATCAACCACAAATGTTTGTGCTACTGGATCAAAATATTTAACAACGTCTCCTGTTAATTGTTGACCTAAAGACGTTACTGTTGTTGATGTTCTAGGTTCAAGCGTCTCTGCTTCTGTGACATTAACTATTCTTGTTTCAATATCAAATACACTTCGATACTTGCGAGTGTTTATTGTTCCTGAAGAACTAAATGTAGCCTCAACGTGTGTTGTCAAATCTGACTCAAACGGAGAAGGAGATGATCTTAGAGAAAATGTTTTATTTCCTGATGTAAATCTCAATGTATCTGTTGTTCTCTGATCTGACAGTTCCGCTATCTTCCAGTAAATATCACTCGTAGATAAACTTTCAACATATTCTTGAGCGGTTCGATTTGCGTATGAATAATTCGGAACATAGAAAATTCCAAATGCTTCTCCAGCTAAGTTTGTGTAGTGTTCTCCGATTGAGTATCTTGAGCTGGTGTTCGGTTGAAGACTGAAAGCAGAATCAACAGTCACAACACCTGTAGTTTCATCAAACGCAGTTATTGTTCGACTCTCACCATATCCTCTCCCATATACAACATGGAGCTTTCTTCCATATAGATCAGTATCAAGACTTGCTGCTCGCGCGGTTATCGCCGTAGTTCTCCAATGAGTTTGCCCAAATATTCTCGTATCGAACAACTGGAATGTGGTCGTTGACGGAGTAGCGAGGAATCGCCCAGAATATTGCTTATATTTTTCAACTATCACCGCTGGTGTGCTTGCTGTTCGCGATCTATTAATCGCATTATCTAAGACGAATGTACCATTTGCGGAAGTTAGATAGACTGTGTTTGCAAAAACAGCAACCGCAGTTCCGTATGCTCCTGTGGTTGCATCAGACAACATTTCCTCTTCTGTGAGGTTTCCAAATGGATTAGTCCATTCTAATGAAACTGGGTTCATTTTAAGAATTAATTCATTTGCACGCTCTGTGTAGTTTTCTACATTTACATTATCAAAAATCGGATAAACTGTGGTTTTGGGTTTCATCCCTCTTCCACGGAATGTAATCATAACAGGGCGCATGTATGGATAGACAATATCAGAAAGTGCGACTTCATCAACTAGGTTTGTTGTTTCTTTGATGGAGAATTCAGTCTGAACACCGCTCCGCGTGCGTGTTCCTTGTTCAGTTACAATCACTTCTTGTAGAAGCTCATCCTGAACACGAACCTGTCCAGCGGTTGTTGCGTTCTTTACGTCATTATGTGGTTTTCTTATATTGTACGCCACATAATCAATAATACCACCAACATAACCGCTATTATCTTGAGGAGCATTTACTGAATTGACACTCCGAAGATTCTTAACTCCTGGGTATGCTCCAGTTTCATCATTTGATGCGTATGAATATCCATCAACCGGATTCCATATTGCATTACCAGAAGAGTCCGTAAATATAACATGACTCATTCCTTTTCCGCCGCCGGGGAATGGAGGATTATCAACAACATACTGATATGCTGCGTCGGGATCTCTAAAGTATGTTGATTCTGTTTCTACAGCACCAAACCATTCAGTCTCCCATGATCCCCAGACTGGATTTCCTTCTCCACGATCCAGTCTATTCTGAACCATATTTTCTGCTGCTAGTCTCGCGCTAGTTCGATCGGATACACTCAAAGGTAAATCGCGCGTAGAATGCCAATTATCACTACTTGGCGTTAGGGACATGGTTCCATAAAAAGGCTGAATTTGAAATGGATTTATATTCTCTGCGCCACCGACTGTAGCCGCAGCTTGAACAAGTCCTCTTACATTTTTTGATGTAGTAAACGGGAGCATTAGAATATTATTTTTTGCAAAATAATTTGAACTGCTAGTTGGATCTATTATCAGATCAAGATTATCTTGCTCAACCGCTGGTCGAAGTCTTCCCGATCCGATAGACGCATTAAACTGGGGATTAGGCGAGCCAGGGACTCCAACATCAGATGATGATAATCCTTCAAATGTATCAACAAGAATTCCATTCTTAAAGTATTCAATACCTTGATCATCAACGAGTTTAAGAGAAGACGACATTTGTTCAATCTGATTTAAGGTTGATATTCTTTCAAGCCTTTCAATTCTTTTTTCTAGCTTATCAATATCTGTCATTGTATATCTACGAACAGAATCTTTTGTAATAACAACATCCGATGCTTGTTTAGTATAAGACGGAATAGCTAGAGTAAACAAAGATAGATCGTTGACCTTTGACACTTTTGGCATTGTTGCAGGCGATCTATTTGTTGATCCAGACACAATTTGCAACATCCCAGTATTACCACCAGAAGCAGTTTCACGATCCCCAAGAATGATTTTATCGAATCGAGCAGCAAAGTATTGCATCCAGTAGAAGAAGGCGCCCGCAGCATCAACTTGACCAATCGCATATGAAGCGGTTGGATCAGTCTGTGGGGTAGGAACAATCGGGACATAATAAGAGGTGTTCGCGGCTGTTGTTCCTGTTAAATCTGTCGCACGAACTGGTCGGAAGTCCAAATAGTCTTTTAGATTATATCTCACACCTGTCGTAGTCGAAACGAACGAAGGAATGTTTTCAATAGCAACCTGATTGTGATATGAATCAACAGAGAAGAATCCTGCTTCTGGAGTTGCTGCTCCGGTGTCATCCGTATGTGAAAAATGATCGAACACAACAAGAATTTGACCAGACGGAGCAGGCGCTCCAGGTTTTAGGATAATAGAAGCATAATCGTATAGGTCTTCTCGCTGACCATTATCTAGGGTGTAACGATTTGTGATGTCATATGTTGAGTTGTTCAGCATCGAATCTGTTGGAGATGTTCCGGGCGCGCCTGTGTCAATGACTGCGCGAATCTTATACACATCAGGCATACCGAGATTGTCTTTTCCGCCTGGAATCTTATTTGGGGTGGTGAAAATAACGTGCCCGTTCGATCGGTTTTGAACAACCGTATATGTTGTTCCCTGTGTATTGAATCCCTGTCGCAGAGACTTGCGCTTGGCTTTGACATCACTGATCAATACCGGAGCATACAGACGAACCGTGTCTCCATTTATGAGCTGTGCGCTTTCGAGCGTGATACTCGACGTTGTAAACGTGTAGGCAGAAAGGTCTGCCGATCCAACTACAATAGGCTTTGCGTTCTTTTCAAGCACAACGACAAGATTGTCTTTCTGAGTTCCTTCTACGAACGTAGTATATCCCATTGATCCTGTGCGGAACTGATCTGCGTTGAACACAACAGCTCCACCACTGACGGTAGATGTAGCAGAAAGTCTTGCGATGTAATGTAAAGATCCACCCGTCACACTTTCGGAGATTGAGTTAGCTAGTCGCGCTCCGCCTGTGTCGAGTGGGAATAGAAGACTTGCCTGGTCTCCACCTCGAATTGGATATGTATTGGCAAAGTTATCACCCGCGTTCATAAACTGCGCGTTAGCTGTTGTAACTCGATCGAAGTTTGTAGCATTCGTGCTGGTGATAGCGACAGCGTGTCCCTTAAAAGGAGAAGGAACAATACAACCATTTCCAGTTAGAGCTGCTGTTGGTTCAACAACGAGAGAGAATGCTTCGCCTTCTCCGGGGAAGCTCGTGTTTGCTGGTGGTTGATCAAAAGGCTTATCCAGTGTTAGCGATGTGGTTCCAGCGGTATCTGAGCTGGCAATGATAATTCTGGTCTGATTAGCATAGTCTGTCTGCCCATCAACTACAGAAGAGACAATCGAAAGTTTCGATCCAATATAAGCATTCGTAGATGTATTAAGAGTGCTTGTTGATGTAATCTTGACTGTTTTTCCATTGTCTGATGTGACATCGGAGAAATATCCAGTTATGGCATTTGATGACTTGTAGTCTTGAATGTATACCGTATAGACATTAGCCGCAGCAGTGTTACCAAATCTACCTGATGTCTTCAGATCACGAAGTCGAAACGATCCAATTCGTGTTGAGTTATATTCTTGCTCAGAGCTAGTATTAATATTATATGAATTTACGCTGTGCATATCCCAAACAGGAAGCTGACCTGCATCAAGAACATCTTCACCCAGATGATTAGACACCTTCAGATCACGAATGGTTATGTACGATCCAATAGCAGTTGGAGCAACACGATCACGAAGAATCGCAGTTCCCCGAGCCCTATCAATGAGCTTGGACCAAGATCCTGCTAAAGAGAACTCGCGACCACCAACATAAGCTAAAGCAGTGTCCTTACCCCGCGCGGGAGAAACTGTGACTTTGAGCTGTGCGCTAGGTGGATTTGTTTCTTCGACCTTGCATTCAAACGGATCGACGACAAAATTACCTTCTGCATGGTACGTTCTGTTTGCCATAGCATCACCGATAGCAGAGTATACTCTTGATGTTGATGCCGAGGCTCCCGCGCTAAACACTCGAATTCCATCTTCAATGCGAAGCAATTCAAAATAATCGCTTGCTATTTCTTGTGAAACTGTTATTCCATCAGAACCTGGTTTTGTTCTGAGTTTCAGATCAATCTGTAATCTATGTGCGCCTGCCGCGGTTGGCTGGTACGTACCTCCAGCATTGTCATATAAAGTGTTGTCATCTATTTCTGTTGCAAACTTTTCTTCTATTCCGAGCCCAACACTATATGTTCCATTTGATGAATAATTAGATAACATAATTCTCTGTTGTGGACAATGAACAAAATGCGCCCCAGAAGAACTCTTCACATAATATACGCCATCAGTGATAGTCACATACATCGCATTTCCAGTGGCCGCGTCGGCCGATGATGTGGTGTCATATGTAACTACAGCATTTGTAAATGTTCCCGTAAATGTCGCATCAACGACCGATTTAATCGTATCTCCAGCTTGAAATTCATCCTCAGTCTCATAGTTAACAAAAAGTGTATTTGGTGTAGTGCCATTCCTAGAGGTTACAAACAAAATAGTTGCAACCGGTGAGCGACCATCCGACGTGATTATGTTACCATCACTATCTACAGCAGTTTCTACTGAATCATCCAGAACAAGTTTCGCACCAATAAGTGTTGTGCTATTATATAATTCAGAAACGTCAAGTAGGGGATTTGATGAATTGTTATTTTCATAATCGGAAAGCTGAATAAACTTACATTTATCATATGCAGGATTCCCACCAAAAACCCTCGCGCCATGTTGAAATATATGATCGCCCATTCTTTCAACTTGCTTCTGCAACATAGTTTGCATCTGCGTAAGCTCACGAGCCTGGACAGGTCTACCAGGATTAAACATAATACGATAATAATGCTTTTTCTCGTCATAATCATCATGGTAGGGTGCTGTATTTGCAATTATTGGCATTTGTTTTTCCTCAGAACTCGATTACGATTGTTGCAGTTTCACGTTGTTCGGCGGCTCGCGAAACAGGTGTGCGATTTTCAATATAGAGTATTTCTCCGGTTGACGGTTCAATCTCTCCAACTTGAACAACATCGAAGGTTGTTCCGGGTATGGTTGTTGTGTCGGCCGACCAATCATCAGAGTATCCATTTGCAATCACATAGTTATTTGTGGTTGGTACAAATCCATTATATGTTCGAGTTAAACGGATAGCTTCAGTGGGACTAAAAGTACCACCAGAACTGTTTAACACTACATTTGTCATATTTAGTATTCCTCTACCATCGGCATTAAACTCAACAACTCTAGCTTTTGCACCACTGTTAACGCCTTCAACCTCATCGTCAGGTTGAGGCCCCAAATTAGAATGCCAATCATTAAAGACTTGCATTTTCTCATCTGGATTACTACCTACTTTAGAGTAATTTGTTGTATTGCACACTACCCAAGTTGACATATGTACGGTATCTGTATTAGCAAACCAGTTAGCACCACTCGTTGCTGGCGTTAATACAGTTTGATTATATCCGTTAGAGAGTAGTGGATTTCGCAGTAAAGAAATTACACGATAATCATTTGTTATTGGATAATTATTTGATGTTCCTGCACCAAGCACGGTTTTATTGATAAGAACATTGAAAGCATTTAATTCTATTGCCGGATCTCTTCCATGCCCGCCAGGAGGAGGAAGTATAGCACGAACAGAAGTTCCACTGCCGTCCGAAATACCACTAGGATCAATAGTGACTATAGCATAACTATAATCTTGCCCAGTAGTTAAGGCTTTGACTTGAGATAGTCCTCCGGCTGCCGTGCAGATTGAATATGCGTTTGCCCCAGATCCATCTCCAGATACCCAAACTGTAGGACCAATATGATAAACATCTCCATTCTCTGGTTCAAAAGCGAGGGGATCGGTAACTGTAATTGTTCTTGTTGATGCAACATAAGAATCAATGACACCAGTTGTCATTTCCCCAGTGGTGGTTTTTGTAATATGAATTGTCGCACCTACCAGAGCATTATCTCCATACGAGTCTAAAACTGAATCCGATGACAATATAAAGCTCGTAGTAGTGGATGTGGGGGGATCACTTGATATGATTCTTGTAGTAAATGCCCCACTATGTCTAACAAATCCAGCTCCTCCACTGGTCACAACATATGCTTCGATCGAACCTATATTTGCATTTTCCTGAACAATCTTTTGATCGGCATATCCGCTTGGTACCGATGCAGTTGGATGGACGTTAACGGAAAGAATAGGAACATAATTATTTGTTATAAACTTTCTCGCTCCAATAGGAGTTTCTGCCATAAATTTCCAGCGATACCCATCAGAAGTTGTAAATGTCTGATCCCTTAGACCTATACCTGGTTTTACTGGGCGAGAAGTTGAGGGGCTACCATTGTTGTTATCCAGACATTTGAATATATCACCTGAACTTTCAACATACACAAAAAACTCCGCAATTCCATTGTTGACATTTTCATCTTGATCATCATATTGCGTATACACAGTACCAGATGTCCAATTATATCTTCTAATACCTAGAGAAACATCGGTACTATTGATCCTAGACGCTGCCATTCCGTCTCTGTATACATTGGTCGTGCTAATTATATCGTCATCTGGATCTGGTGGATTTGAGTCATCAGAACCAAAATTAGTCTCATCCCAAGAAATAGGTTTACCTATGCTAAGATACACAAAACTTGTGCCATCGTATGCACTCGGCCCACCTTCATTCTGATCTAAAAGATTGGTTATAAATGTTTTAGCGTTATGTACGCGAAACTGCTTTGTTACGATTGCTGGCACGGCTATACTCCATATTTCTGTTATTTATGCGAAACTTGCCGAATTTTGACTATTTAGTCTCGCGTTCCATCATCTTTCTTTTTGCGAATCCTGATCTTTGCGTTGACCCAGGTCTTGAATCCTGTAGGAGAACCGCCCCCCGGTCCAATTAAAGTTGGAAGAGGGGTTTCATATCTATTGGTAGTGTATGCTGGGTCAATTAGAACTTGAGCTAACTGACCGCCTTCAGAATATCTATATGACAAACTTTCATTTGGACGAATAGAAGCCACTAAAGCATTTCCAGCGGCCATCTCAGATAAAACAAATACTAACTCTCCGGTTTCTGGTTCAACATCCCAATCGGCAATAACTAGATTTTCATATGTAGCATCCACACCAGTAGTCACAATATCAGTTTGATATTCTTGGGGAGAGTATGCTGAATATAATTCATTAGTGGCGGTGTCAAATAGATAAACATTCGCTCTTCCTCGCAAGAAAAGTCGATTACGATTGTCTACTTTGATTCTACCATAAGTTCCTTCCATTTGTTGATTGTATGTACCGGGATCAGCGTGTGTCGCCGGATACCATCCAAGTGGAGGAACCGTAGCACCATTTTGAAAATTATCATTCCAATAGTCATATGTATCAGGTACAAGTTGAGTGATATTAGAATCACCTATCTCATAGGAATATCCTTTAGGTTCAATTTTAAAAATCGTGTTTGCTGTTGCATAATAAAGATTTGGAGGATCATGGCTGTCTATTGCCATTCCTGTGCATCCCTGAAAAATATCTGTGGTATGGGATGAGTTTGCATATACCGGATATACATTTAATGCGGAGTAGGTACCTGTTGCAACATTTTGTGTTACTACAACATGATAGCAATAAATACTGTTTCCACCAAATGCTGTATTGTAGTTATTACATGCAATGAAAAATGATCCCTTCGGGCCTTCAATGATTCCATGAGGAGCCCAATTTCCTAGTACCATATTATTTGAATCTAAAGTTGTTGAATTTATTATTTCAAATTCCTGAACACCAGCTACCTGATTTCTATCCGGCCCAGTTCTAACAGTTGACATGCCTTCATTATAAGGAACATCAAAAACTATCGGTTCAAGGTCTACTCCGAGAGGTAATTGTTCCGCGTCAGATCCATCTCTTGTTTTACCTGGAGCAGGCTTAATCATCACCATATTGTCAGAATCACGCCCAACCATGTTGAGATTACCACGTCTATCCACAATCATATCGACGCCTGTAAAATGATCAAGAGATGATTTTTGTCCTGCTGTGCTTACCGGAGACACGTCAAACACTCTAGGCCCATTTGCAAGAATTTCAGCACCAGTTGTTACCGTATTACCAAAAAATACAATTTCACTATTATGTGTGTTTGATACACCATAAAAATTGTGGCCGGTGTTTCCACCTATAACTCCAGATGGTGCTAAATTTTGTGTGGGTTGATAGTGCATCACAAAGAATGGGCGAGAATCATCCGTATACCGATCAACTGGCGTATTAAAATAACTTGTGCCTGGATTACTTTGTTGATCTTCTGCGTATAAATGACCAATAAACACAGTATCATATTTATCAAGCTCTAATGAAACAACATCCCAATTTTGATATGTGCTGGTTACATCGGAAAGCAAACCGTATGAAGCAATGTCTTTATTTGAAGATAATTGATCACTAACAATCCAATCATTACTATTTGCTGTGTTTGCAGAAATTCTAATAACTCGACAACCATCATCACTAGGGATTTGAGCAATAGTTGAAGTTGTATCTGAAATAGTTGAGCTTGATTTTGAAAGATAAATTACCGTTGCATTATTTGAATAATAAGGATATACCAGTGGACTTGTTTGATCTGCAAATTCAACAAAGGTAATATTAGAATCTTGAGGTGCAGATGGAGTAACCGAAGTTCTGCCCATTGCTCTGGAAGAATAGTCCCAAGATCCATTAACGTATAATGTGTTTGGGTGGCCCCCAACACCAGATCCATCACTATATTGATCTCGATCCCCCAGAAGCCTACTCACTTGATTTGTTCTTGCGATCGGCCACACATGATTTCCGCGTGGATATTTTGTTCCGTCATCAACCTGAATCCAGTCGATCTCATACTTCTCAACATCTTCTGTTGGGTTTCCTGTCAAAGTAATACCCAGCCATCCAAGATTAAATAACTCAAATGTGTTAGTTGGAATGCTTCGAGTTGATACTCCAGAGAGCCACTGTGGCACCGAACCACTATTAACATTGTGCATATCCCACTCAAGAATATGCCAAGGTGATTTGGTGCTTGGATCTGATCCTGCTGGTATTATCAAAGTCGAAGGCTGAGAGATTATATTTGCTCCGATGTTTGTCCCACCGACTTCTGGTCTGTAGTAACTTGCTCCAGCAGGCCTGCGAACAACTTGAGTAGATGTTGCTATCCATTTTGTTGTTTCACCTTGACACGCTCCAAGCCAATCGTTGGTTCCATATCCGCCTGGACCAATACGACGCACCTTCATACGAACATAGCGGTATTTACTGCTGTCAATATCCAATGGAAGCCCTTGAATATTCTGCCACAAAATGCCATCGTTCGAGTCTTCGCTTGCGTGGAAATGCCCATCGAGCGCGCGGACATTGCGGCCGCCCTTCATAATGAACGTAATCGACTCAATGTAATAGATGTTTGGTGTGTCTGTTGCTCCGGCGTTGCGATCAAAGTCGAATCGAATGTCTCCGATATTATTCACATTTTCCCAAGTTGTGCTGACATCCCAATCAACATCATGCCAGTCACTTCCCCATGTAGGCTGCGTTGTGGTTAACGCACCGGGAGGTCCAAAAGGATAGTCATTCGGCAGAACATTACCGTCCTCGTTGAAGTCTTCCCCATCATAACCAAGTCCCCAATACATCGTGCCAGACCAAGCAGCATCGTCCGGTGATGTGTCTGATGTTCTCTTCATTCGCAAACGAACAGCCTTAACATCCTTTCCTCTGATATTTGTACCAAAGCTATTTGGGGTGCTGCCTGTATCGAAGTATGGATAGTTTACTGTGGACGTAGGATCATGCTTGAGAACCATATATCCATCACTACCTGGATCTGACGTTTCCCATGCAAGAAACCCTTGCCGCGCTGCCCAGCGCGTCTGAGGCGATAGATATGGCATCGAACCGAACTCAAGTGTCACCACATCCGTTCCCTCAACATAACTCGCAGGATAGGTGGGAGTGCTGGTAAAGCTATACACAGCATCCTGCTTTGCACGATTAGCATCATATGGCTCCTCGTAAGCAGACACGAGACGCGAGTGCGCTCCAGTCACTTCCCATATCAATGATGTCTTTGTTGGGCGTGTTGCTGTGTTTGACGTTGCAAACGTAGGATCAGGGAGAAGATCATAGCTGTAGTGCTGTTTAGCATACGGCATATCATTAGGTGACTGATCCCATGCGATCCAAGCCGGACCAGATGATCCATACATATAACCTGGATTACTAACGAACTCTATTCTTTTTATCTCAAATACACTATCACTAAGCTCTCCAGCTTCACCTTTGTTGATTCTATCAAATCCTGCGCTTGATGAGTAACTGTTATATGGCCAATTTCTTTCAAAATCAAAACGAAGATCGGTTACTATACCAGAGTTCCATTTATCATTATTACTCATATTCCATGTGACCCATTGGAAATCTGATGTCCATTGAGGTTCATCGACCCCAACGGAGCCATTCGTATAAGGATATTCTCGACGGGCCTGATCAATATTACCATCACCGGTACTATCATACGCTTCGCGAACATTATCGTTTCCGTCTATTCCGAAAAACAAGGTACCAGTCCAATATCCATTTCTCCCTTCAATCTTTCTCATCAGAACACGAACATAAGGATAATCTGCGCCTTTGAACGAGTAGCTACTCGGGGCGAACTCAGACCCATCTAAATTGAAGGCCTTCGGTGGAGAATAAAAGGTAAAAAATGGTCCAGAAGTTCCTGCGGCGTTATCCCAAGTTCCTCTGAAAATTTTCACTCCATTTTCGGTAACCTCTGCTGATCCTATTTGAAGAGCCCAATATGTTCGAGCATTATAATTACTGTCATTATAATTTGGATTCAAATCTATAACTTGATTGTATCTTCCGCGAACAGTTGCTTCTGTAAAATCTGTTACAATGGTTGGTTGATATTTAATTTCAGTCGTTGCTCGTATGTCAAACTCGCCGTGAGCTAGATCGAGATCAAATGGTAGATCAGGCATATCATAAAGACCAAAGTCAGACTTGAAAGCAACATCACCTTTCAGCGAACGATTATCCCATAATTCGTTATCCCCTAACAGAAGAGCCTCACTACCTCCATAATAGTCTATGAAAAGATTCAAAATATTTTCAACGAAAGCTGATGCTTTTGGAGTTAAGGAAACAACTTCAACTGAGCTTACATCTCCAAACATTTTTTTACCAGAAGTATGTAACAATCGTTCAACTATACTTTTGTATGAATCAATGGACAATCCACTTTTTATTACATATGAATATGTTTGATAAAAATTATTATCACTCAAATAACGAGGTGTCCATGAATTTGTTAGTGATGTGCTAAGTTTTCCATTATCGCCAACGGAAACCTTTGGCCATGTGAATTCTCCAGCCACTTTTGCTGTTATTTTTGCACTTTTCTGAGCTTCAATCTTAATTGAAGCTATGTCTGTGCTTTCCCCAGATACCCAATCATCCCATCGTAAAACAGGGCGAAAGAATGTAGCATTAGCAGACGCAAGCGTGCTATCTCCATATAGTTTAGCTGGATTCGCCCAATCATATGTTCCCGCTCCGTCTCCGGCAGCATCCCATCCTGATTGAGTTGTGTTTCCACCAAACACAGCAGTTTTTTCTACCCATTCAGTTCCCAAGCCAATTCCAGATTGAACTATTGGCTGGAAAAAATCCCAATCGTCTTGCCCTCCAATTCCCACAAGACTGGTTCCAGTATTTGCAACAGCAACAATACCAAATTGAACATTAGCAGCAGTTGTCGATCCGCTATTTTTAGCCTTGACTGTCATTTTATAATGAGCATTGGCATCAAATACAAAATCTTTGTTGTATACTAATTGAAGCCCCGTAGACCCATCATCACTACCGATACGAATCGTGTATTGACTCTCTCCTGAATCGTAAACTATACCTGATGCTACATTACCAGAAATAGCAGGATTGACGATTGCCCAATCGCCCGAAAGTGTTTTATCGAACTTACCACCGGGATTCTTGAACAGGTGTGCAATTTGTTGCTCATCAAGTGCTTTGTCGTAATATCGAACTTCAGCATATCGACCATGAGCAGACGAAGCAGGATTCTGTTCCACGCTATTACTGTCACCATTAGCGGAAGCGGAAGCTGCTCCCATGACGACAGCGCGACCTTCTGTGTCCCCATTAAGAACAGGCCATCCTTCTAATCCAGCATAAGGAGCAGTCGAAAACACCGTGTTTGAGTCAACAGAGGCATCAATACTAAATCCGTTGGAGGAGTGCAATCCGTCTACGGTATTGAAGAAGTAGAGATTACCAACGTGATTCGTATAGTCGATCGACAGCGCGATCATGTTCCATGTCTGCGCGCGAAGTGACCCGCCACCCGTATTCAGTGTACCAGCAAGCGTACCGGGGAACCATCCAGATGTATTTGCGACCTGCCCATATACATCACTACCATTATCCCAAGTTCCACCCTGAAATCGGAAAATAACGTCGTGATAATCACTTGTTGCTGTGGATGTTGCGTTAGCCTGAAGTGCCCAATACGAACCACCATCTCGACTTAGAATATTTGGTGCATTTGTTGGATCATATAATATATTAGTTGAGTCGTATTCAACCCAAGCTGTATCATTGTTGTACGTTCCACCAAAATATCCAATCTCACCATATGGATAGTACCACATTACCCATGTCTGTGTGTTTGCATTTCGCAGATCGTCGTGTGCGCGAAGAACAACACCACCAAGACTCTTCTGATCATCAACTCCGTTAGGGCCATTCACCCAAGAATTTGCGGTTGTTATCGCTGATGCTGTGGGTAACTGATATATACCATTCGATGAGAATGCGCCCGCATTAAAAACATTGGCTCTTCCCGTAAAGTTGGCATCATATGCCAGAGCATTTGTAGTTTGAAGCCAAGCATGTCTTCCGTTTCCAGAACTATCAATAACGATAGGTTTGAAGCCTGTAATGCCTCCTGTGGTGTATGTGTTGCTAACATACTGCTGCATATATTCATTGAATGTAGATGTTAGTGATAGAGCATTCTGTGATGGTTGATTTATGTTCAATACATTGTTCGTTCCATATCCAAACGCAGACAAACGCGAATCTGATGTGAATACAGAATCTCCTACGCGGGGGCCCCAATACCCTTGATAAGCTAGATTTGCTGTTGGATCGTTTCCATCATAAAAGGTACCATCAAGGGTATTAATTTTAACTGCCTTTTCTATGCTATAAGAATCAAACTTCCACCAAGCCTGAAGTCCTTCATTTTTGTCTGGAATAGTTACAAAATTACTAAAACTATTTGCATCCACTTCAGCAGGATTTAATACAGTTGCATTATTAATTTCGTATGCGTCAAGTCCAACCGCGCCTGTATTTGCATATGCTCCTCGGTTATCACTTTCAGCAAAGAAGGAATTGCTTAAACTATCTGGGGTAAAGTTATAATCAAGTAAGGTTTGTAGAGGCCCTGTGTTGAATCGAGCGTATCCTTTTTCTCCTCCGTGTGGATTAATGATGCTAACTGTTGGGGGTAATGTGTAATTTGAACCTGGATCAACTATTACAATACCTTTAATTGTTCCATTCTCATCAACTTCGGAAACTTCTGCTACCAAACCTGATCCGGTGCTACTAGAAGATTCTATAGTATCCCCCACAACATAATTTGAACCGCCGTCAACGATTTCGATCGAATCGACCACTCCAAAATTTTGCAACAATAAAGTAATAGGTTTTCCTGTAATTTCATCGACATATGCAACACGAAGATTCTCTCCCGGCTGAAAATTTCCTACCTTATCACTAATATCAACTTCAGCGAAAGAATATCCACCATAAATGATTCCCTGCGCGCGTTCTATGATTGCAGTTGCTTTTGATTGTTGACCAGTAATTCTGCGCCCATCTAAATTGCCTACTGTTCGTATTTCTTTTGTGTTAAAGTCTGTTGTCGGTGGCTCAATTCTCAGTGTTGTTCTCTGTTGAACCTCACCAACACTTGACCGTAACATATCTTGACTTGGAAGATATACTTCAATATCTTCTCCAAACACAAGACGAAATAAAAATTTAAAAGAGTTTTCTGTTCCCTTTGAGCGATAGAAATCCCTAAGATTTTTTAATGCTGTTCTGCTGTTGACACCTTTATTAAAATTTACCGGAAGCCCAGATGCAATTTCACGTTTTATAAATTTTAAATACTGAGTAGTCATTCGATCTAAATCTCGAATGTTGCTTATATCATATGCAGCCTGAATTGCACCTGATTTGGCTTGTATTACATTTTCTGACGGCCAATATACAGCACCGCTAGTTTTGCCTATGATTTCTTGATTTCTGAAAAACTTACCTAAAGTGCCTCCAATAGTTGTAACTGTAACAATTTTAGTTGAAGACGTTTGATTCCAAGCAAAAACGGTAGCGGAAGCTGTTACTTCTGCTGGATTCGTGGCGTTTGCATATTGTTCTATCACCTCACCTACAACAAATGGAACCTTACCATAAGATTTCCCTCGATCATTGTAAATATTTTGATTTGGATTATCAAAAATTAAAGGAATGTCTACAGGTGGCGTAACTAATTCCAAAAATTCATAGTAAGATTTCACAAACTCAACAAAATTGTGATGATCCTCCCTAACAAACGCTGGGAGTTGATTTTCTACTATAGTTGAGATTTTATTATTAGCGTATGCCATTTATCATGTCTCTTGCTGCATGGTAAGTGTTAAGTCATCACTTATGATTGTTAAGATTTTACCTCTGCCCACAAAAACGTCATTTATCCTTGGTGTTACTATAATAGATAAAAATCCACCAACACCTATAGATGTAGGATTAAATGCGTTTATGTTAACGACTCCTGTAGTATAATCTATTGTTCCTATATTCTCTGCTATGATGTTATTCGAGCCTGCTATGATATTTATTGTGCCTGATTGATCACTTAGTGTGCATCCGGTATACCCATTGTATGTAAAATTGGAACTGGTCATCTCGCCTGGAGTAATTCTATTATCGAAATCTATTGTGTAATTTGAAGATGTCCCCACCAAAGGTTTAAATTGTTTTCTCATTTGTATGGTTGTTAAATTTCCAACAATACCAGAATCATAATCATCAATCATGGATGTGAACGGAGAATATCTAAACGGTTCATCAAACTTTTCAAGCTGAATATCACCAAAGTCTAAAATTTCTTGTCTAATTCCATTCCTAAGAGTATATTCTGTTAGACCTGTTAATCTAGGATTCCATGTAATGTTAGACACGATTTTTAGATATATGTATTCAGGATCAACTATGATTGGAGTTATTCCAAAAACACTTTTAGGCTTTAGTATCTGATCAGTAATTTTTCTTTTCTCGGTGCTACTCAAGAAATAACCTTCGGTTGGTTTAATCGCAACATATACATTTCCGTATATCGGAACATTATCCTCTTCTCCTCCCCAAACTGAAACAGTTTCAACTTGAGGATACTCCGTGCGAATTGCTGTCACATAGTCTTGTTTTGTAACAACGCGATTTTGAGACTCATAATTCAGAGGAGCGAGAAAACGAATAGATTCTGCTGTTTGTCGATCTCTACCACCAGAAGCATTGATTACGGTAGATACACTTGGAGAATATGTAATTGTCGATCCACCTATTCCGTAGAATGGAGAGCGAATGGCATCAGATTTGAATACTGTAGCACCATTTCCGGCTTCAGGCTCAGGAACAGCATATGTAATGTCTATAATTGATCCATCCAACGGTTTTTTACCAATTACACCATCTCCAAAATAAATTTCAAATCTTTGATCTGCACCTTCGCTTATAAAAAAGACAAGTGAATCACCATCCAGATTTGTATAATTATCTGCTTTGGTATAGACCTTTGTTGATGTCGTTGAAATGGAATCTGTCACCAAAACTGTAATGGTAGAAGTATCTACACCCGTGCTTGGTATAATGTATTGTTGATCTAGCTGACTGTTGTAAATATATTGAGCGGACGAAAATACGCCTTGCGTTATCTTAACGTCAGTAGCAACATATGGCACAATTCCACTAGAAGCTGTATCCCCTATCCAATACCCTCCTGTTGTATTTGCAACAGGGCGAGCAACATATGAATCTGTTGTCACAAAGGAATACGTCTTATCTGAAAGCTCCGTTGTAAATACAGATCCTTTTGGTATGGTAACTTCTGTTCCTAGTCTGGAAATTGGCGAGGCCTCTCCGTTTATTTCTCCACCAAGATCATTTGGATTAAATTGTAAATTCACATATGCAATCGCTCCGGTCACTGATCGAGGAGTGTATCCAATTCCTTTGGCCAATGATACCAATGCTTCTCGGCTAGATGCAGTATCAAGAAAAGATTCATTTGCGATCATGTTCAGGTAAAAAGATTGATAGTGTGTGTTATAAGCCAAAACATCCAGAAGAACAGACAGACCTGAAGACTCAAAATCGTAATCAGTGTATTCTGACTGAGAATTTAGAAATCGTTTAAGACTTGCTTTGATGTCATCAAAGTCTAAATCGGTTACAGTTAGCCTCTCGTTTTGTGCCATTTTATCGTAACCTTTCCAAGAATATGATTGAAGTTCTCATTGTGGCTTCATTGACCACAAAGTATTTAATAGTAATCTCATAACGATATTCATCCATCACAGGTCTAACGCTTACTGAATCAATATTGACCCTTGGCTCAAAATTAGAAATAGCGTCAATTATATGATTTTTTAGTGTAGTGCTAGTTTGAGGCCCAAAATTTTCAAATAAAATATCCCTTATATTACTACCAAAATCAGGATTAAATGGTTTTTCATAATGTTCATATAAAAGCAGATTTCTTAATGCACGAGAAACCGCATCATCTCCCGTTAAAGTGATCAAATTTTTAGAGTTTGGATGAACTCTAAAATTCAAATCCAAATCACGATATACTGAATTCTTTAAAGGTGTGTTGCGTGCCAAGAAATCTACTCCTGATTTTTGATCTATTTATACCCGATTTATGCTACTGGAGTACCAGACCAGTTCGGTGGATTTGAATCGTGAGGCCCGTGCTTGTGTGTTGCTAATGTTCTTTTGCTGGCCGTGCCATTGTATGCTATAACATCACCCATCGTCGCAGTAATATTGCTAAGAGCCGTAATCGTCCCTAACGTGCTCATATATCCTCCTGTTTGAATTAGATTTCCGCCAGTAATGTTTATAATTCCTCCAGAGAAAGTTGTAGCACCAACAGTTGTAAATGCTGTAGCACCAGTACCAGAGAAAGTATATCCACCCGTTGTGTTGAGCGCGTGAAGACCAGTGGTATTACTAATATAAGCACCATTGTAGTTGTCGGTTGCGAGGCCTGTAACAGTCTGCGTCTTCGCAAGATTAAATATCTGTGTCTCTAGCCCGTTAATTGTCGTTGTCCGTGCGCCATCCACGGTTTCCCAAGCTACACCAGCAGTATAGTTGGAGCGCACACCACCAACGGAATCAATGCGGGTTCCTCGTGTCTGCTCATAGCGAATCCCATCAACCTGATCAACCTCATCTCCTCGAACAGTTCGCGTGAGGGAGATTGGAGTGATTCCTGTTCCATAAAGTTGAGATACGTTTCCGCGTGTGGTAAAGATATGATCTCCTTCCACCTGAACCTTATACGCTCCTCCTTCATTACCTTTTCCGATACCAGCACGAAGAGGATCAATCGAACGCCCAACCATTAATGTATGATCAGCATGATAGTCGTTCACAACATCATCAGCGACGCGCTCTGTCTTCTTTCCCTTAACAAGCAGATTGTAGTCACCATCTACCTGATGTGTGAAGTTACCTTTAGTGTAAAGATTACAATCACCCTCGACTGTGACGATCGCTGCTCCCTGAATATTCACTCGCTCATCGCCAACAATGACTGTGAAGTCGTCTCGAACGATCTTTGTCACTCGCGATCCGTCGGCAGCCACCTCATAGTAGGTTCCCGTGCGATGCGCTTCTTTGATGCGCTCTGCTCCCGGTGTATCGTCTGCTTCAAATAGATGCCCGGATTCGGTCAAACGAACGTGATTGTATGGATAATTCGCATTGAATGGGTTTGAAGGTTGTGTCGTTGTTGGATTTCGCGCACCAGCCCATGTGTCTGCTTTATATTCGCCACTTGAGTTTTTACTATAGCCAGACTGAGCAAAAGTAGAAACGCTGACATCAAATGTGGTACGCTGGTCGTGAGCTTCTGTTAATGTATCAGCTTTTTGCCCACGAGCTTGTCTGGGTGTCGTGGATTCCAAAACATCAGGCCATCCAATTTTTGCGGTTGATTGTGGATAGTCTTCATGGACATTCTTTCCTGTTCCGTCCATATTTGACTTAAAGCGACGAGGAGCATACTCGACGTAATTGTTCGCATTTCGTAGGCGATCATCAACAAAACCTTGAGTTGTATTATTGCGAACCGCTGAGCCAGAGAACTCTTTGGGTTCACCATCGTCCGACATAAAGACACCGGGCAGCCGAACATTAGGTAGCTTTTTTTGTTCAGCAATGGCAATCATTTTAGTTAGCAAATCACTCATTATTGTTGATCCGTGATAGATTCGAGAGTCCTTTGAACATTCGGCAAATCTAACCTATTTTCAAAAGATACTGTTTCATTAAGATTAGTTTCTACAACTTCAGATTGTGTTGTGTCATTTGTGGTTCCAATAATCCTTTGAACATTCGGCAAATCCAATCTTTCATTATATGAAACTTCTCCAAGTGATGTTAAATCTGAAGTTGGTTTTCCCGCGCTCTCACCTGTGTCTGGATTTCGTTTTCTCTGATATGGCAACTCATTGAAGTCCTGATCAAACTTTTTATTGATCGCTTCAAAATCTGCGCTACCGCTTTCTACCGGAGAACTTCCCGATATGTCATATATTCTAACCAACTTGGTAACATTGACAAAGACTGCATATGCCGTGTTCCTGTCATCTGGATCAACAAATATATGTGGATACTCGTTTCCATCGCGAGCAAATCCAGATTGCAGTTGATCAAGTGCTGTGGGAGGAATTCTTGATGTTATGCCTTTTTGTGTTTTTTCTTCTTCTGTGGGTTCAGGAGAGATTTCTGCTACATTTGTTTTTGCTTCTGCTTTGTTACTGGGAGCAGGAGTGTTGACTTGTTCCTTTGCGTTCTCAACTCCACCCTCACGCACCGAACCACCATCTTCTCCATACAAACAATCAATCGCGGACTTGAAACCAGGAAACTGCGCGTCAATCGCATTCAATGTTATCACATCAATATTTTGTATATCGTTTTCTATATTGATCACACCTTCTTCTATTGCCTGAGTTGTGCGAGTTATACTATTCGCTGTTGCATACCAAGCATCCCACGCAGTCGCAGCAATTTCGGCTGCCTGATCTTTTACCTCCTGTGCAACGCGCTCTGCTGTCTGTGTAATCTTCTCACCAGCGGTTGTCAGTAGAGATTTTATTTCATTCTCGGAGGCTTCAGGATCAGGAGGCTCAAGAAGTCTAGCCTTTAATGCAATTAGAGGATCAACCAAAGCTCCAGCTTGTTTTATTATGTCAAGAACTTCTGTTAATTCTGGAAATTCCGCAAAAATGATGTCAGCAACATTTGGACAAACTTGCTCTGAGGGAACTGCGGCTTGAATTGCACCTTCTGATAACAGAGGAGGCCGAACATCTTCTGCGTTTTGTGGGAGTTCCACAAAATTATCAGGAATTGGAGTTTGATTCAATATATCAAAGTCAAAAGGATCTGACATTACCGATACGCTCCTGTGTCAATGGTCCCAAATATCACTCGATCCTGCGCGTCTTCTCCATCACGGAAAAATCCAATCACCCACGTTCCCTCTTTGGGTGCATGAACCTGCCCTCTATCACTATTCAATGGGAGAACTGGATATGCCCATGGCAAGTGTTCTGTTGGGACTTCATCGCGACTCTCTGAATCAAATCCGAAAGCACGGACTCGACATCGACCGAGCCCAAGCGGGTCCATGCGATCTTCCACAACCCCCTCAAACCAGATAAATCCATTTAGCCCCATTCCACTCTTCATACTATCGTCCCTTGATGTCCTTGATCACTTCTTTTGGAGCATTCTTCGTGACCCATTTATGAATCTGAGCATTTACGAATGAGTTGTTCTCAAACTTCTTACCCTCTTTCTTGAGATCAATGCTCGTAAAGCTCTTGACAAGATTAGTCTTGTTTCCTTCCTTGTCCAGATAAAATATCGTCTCTTCGTTATTGTTCAGAACGACAGTGATGCGACCATTCATTCCGCGTGGAATGTTGCCTCTTACGATGTTCATCATCGTGGTAGCAGCTCCAGTGTGTGTCTGCTTAACGATATATTCTGGCACCTTTCTCGGGCGAGTGCGATTACGATCCAGCGCAACATTGAAGTTCGTGAGAATCCAGACGAGATGAATGTTCTCTGGCTTATAACCGAGAGACAGAAGCATTGGAATGTTTTTGGAAACCTGATTGAGATTCTTCATTGTGATGTCAAACATAATGTTAGGGAGACGATCTGGATTTTTCGCACCAGACAGAAGAAGATCGAGCGTCTTCTCTTTCCACCCAAGCTGATCCACCATATCGTGAAGGCGGAACACATCCTCTTCGTTCTTGAGATTCAGATCCGATGCGCGAACACCAAACTTAGCCTTGGTGTCGATGCCCTTTTGCTTATATTTGTCATCCGTTTCCGCAGCAATAGCATCTAGCTTCATTAGAGCCTTTTTCCACTCATCCACGTCGCGCACTTTGAACTTCTCAGGTTGCATGAAGTTCTCCAGAGCGAATCCCTTACCAGAAGCAGCACCACCAGCGAGAAACACCACCTGACCATAGTTCTTTCCTTGCTGAAAGAGGATCGCCTTCTCATCTAACTGTTGATGTTCGTTGAAACTTAACATGATAGTCTCCTATATCTCTCCAAATGGGAATGCCTGTTGACTTGGTATTTTAACTCGATTTGAATCTTTATATAATTGCATATGACATAGATACTTTTTTGACTTACCAGATTCTTTTGTTATAGCATGTCTAATTGACCATATTAAATATTTTCCTGTTAAGTATCTATCAGGCTCAAGTTCAGACTGTCTACCGATAGATGGAACTTCAACTTCTACAATTTCTCCAATAATTCTGTTACTGTCTCCTGGCACTATAATTCGTAAAGAGTTAGAGAGATATTGTTTGATTTGACTTTGCCGAATTGATGCAACCTGAATATTAGTGTTTGTATTTATTTCGCTACTATATGCTCCATAATGTAATGGATTCAAAAGTATTCTTGAATTATAATACTCTCCCAGTTTAATATCATTTGTGGTTGGATACTTTTCCAAATGAGTGTATTCATTAAATGAGTCAAAGTAGTTGTATGATGTTTTTTGGGTCGAACGAAGCACCAAATCATGTGACATTACGCTAGATGCGACTTGCCCAGTGACAATTTTATTCAACTCCGTAGAACGATCAAAATTGATTGCCACGATGTTATACATGCTCGAATCTAAATTTTTATTAGATGCGTTTCCAGCCATAACATTCGTACTTCGTTTGTATACGGGAATTCTTGTTGATTTTGTGTTTTGATCTATCAAATATTCTATTGGTCCGAAAAAGAAATTTTGAGTAGTTTCAAAGAAAATGTAACTAGCTCCTTTTCTGTAGTTAGGAGATTGTGCCCATTTGCTTAACCATTCTATGGCTCGTATTGGACTGTAGTTTGGAATAACTTTACTGTGTCTACCTAAAGTTGGGTGAATGATTATGTCTTTACCTGAAACAGGTTTAATATATTGATAAAATATATCAAATACCATATCACTGATATATGTTTCTTTATATGATTTTGAGAATTTAATCTTTTGATTACGAACAAATTCTTCAGATATAGCAATAATTGTAAAAACGCGAGTTCCTTGGTTTACTTCATCTTGCGTAGGAATGTCTATTATTCTTCCAGAAAATATTTTTAATTTATCTGTTGAGGATGTTTTGAATTTTACTACGATTCTTTCATTTCCAACAATCGGAATTACTTCAATTAAATTTTGAGTATCAGCTAATGTCATTTCTAAAGAAACATAATTAACACCAATAGATTCGGTAACGGATATACTTGTCCAATCCTCTATAATGTACGGTACAGGTTGGACAGACGAGTATATAACACAACTTTCAACGTATACATCACCAGGCCTGATCATATTTTCATTAAGATCAATCATTGTATGCTAACTTTCAGCTAAAAGATTTTCAAATTGTCTAACAAATGGAAGTAAAAGATTTCTTCTCAGTAGAATGATGTTTCGTTTATTTGAATCCTCTTTTAATTCATAGTCATAATTATTAACGATTCGCTTCGACGATGCGGTTCCTACAGTCGGATCAACGTATTGATTTTTTGTGATTTTATGATCTTTAAGAAGTAAAGTGTCATTATCATCATAAACATCCATCTCAAAATGATGTATTGCACTATGAAGCGTAATCAAATCTCCATCAAGAACAATATCACCAGAAGTCAGATGATAACCTCCGTGAGTAATAGTATAATCCCAACCAGATTGAAAAACTTCAGGTAATTTGTTAGATTCATTTAGAACAACAACTTTATCATCGTCTCTATATGAGTCAATCTGAAAAGTCTTACCGATAATATTATCTGGATCTGTAGCACCCGGAACTGAAGTGAAAGTTATATATCCATTCGTAGAAAAACTATCATTTGATGTTCTTGTGTCTAACCATATTTCGGTTTGATTAGCATCTCCATATGAAACAGCCGATGTCTTTGATGATACGATACGGAGGTATCCATTTTTCTGCCAAACAAATTCTGGGTATCGAGTAGAATCCATATTGGTAGAGATAGCAAAGGCTCCATCACTCCTTCGTGATTTTGCTAAAATTTTTGCAGGTTGAGTGTATCCAAGTTTACTGGAATCGACAGAGTTGACATTGTGCCACGAACTAGGCACAAGTAATTCGACATAATCACCAACACCTAATGTAGAAAAAGGATCAACTGATCCAGATAATTTGATCGTTGTTGTATTTCCAGAGGGTATAGTGCCGCTTAGTAGTGAGCTATTTTCAGTAGTCTGTTCTACGTTATGTGTTTCAGAATATATACTTGCAATGTTATAGGTGTCGGCGTCTGATATGGTTTTAGTCACCCCCACAGACCTTTCATATGATCCATATTTGTCATTAATATAAGCATTAAAATTGTCCATTGATAAGGAAAAATCATAAACATTATGATAAGCATTATTGATTAGCATTACTACCCAATGATAATTTATATTTCCATAGTATTTGTCTGCTATAATTTCAGGCGTATCGCCTTCCTGCATAGTATAATTGTAAAACAAACCTCCAGTTAGAGCTATATTTGACTTTCTAGCAATACGAGTTAATATATTGGTAACAAGTTTAACTGTACCGTTATTATTAATGTCGTATTGTGTCCTCGGTAGTGATTTAAAATAATTTCTTGCCATTTAGTAACCTGCATCAACTTTAATTTTATCGAGAATTTCAAGTTCCGTAAAAGTAAGAGAAAGTGTAATCTGAACGGGATATAAATCATAAAATGTATTGTTCATTGTAGGCCCACCATAAGACGTACTCATATTAGTTAGCGCACAAGTTAAAATTTTATGTGTTTGCGCTTCATTGTAAATTTCTATATCAAACACTTCTGGATATTGAAAATGGCTACTCAGAAAACTGTCACTATCTCCGATTATTCCGGGGTGGCCAGCAAACTTAAACATCTTAATAATTTGTTGTATGGTTCTTGCCTCGTCTGGTGTTTTCGGTGACAACTGAAATTCAAAAGTGAAGGATCTCATTTGAACATCGTTAAAAAACGACTCAAGATGATTATTAAGAGCAACGCTACCACCTCTAAGTAATTGATTTCTCAAATTAGGCAGATATGATCCGGTAACTGAACTTGCAGCTTCAGATACTTGTAGGCCTGCATACATTGATGCAATACTTTTAAACTTTTGCACATTTGCAGATGAAGTAGCCGAATCTGCATTTATAAAACTTTTGGCAGCTTCAACACCTGTATTAATCTGTGCGCTGACATCAGCAGCACTTCTTGTGTTGTTTCCCAAGAATCCAGTTGAACTATTTGTGTTCCATGTGAAGCCAGAAGTATCTGTTCGTTGGAAAGGAGCATATAATAAAATAGATCCTAGTTGCCTAGACTTGGATTTTCTGTTTTCTGGTGAACGTGCTGAGTCAATCAGTTCTTTGGCGGCGCCGCCGAATAATGGAACACCATTCAAAAATTCATTAACAGAGGTTGTTGCAATAGATAATGGCACATTAATTGAGGCTTTGGCCACAGCAGTTGCTTTTTCTACCCCACTTTGATAAAGTCTACCAAAAAAACTATCTGCTTCTGCAACATCTCCTGCATTTTGTGAATCAGGAATTACCATTTTTTGCCCATCAAATTTCTTTACATCAAATCGAATCCAATGTCTTTCTTCAATAGCATTGTCAACATTTGAAGGGTATTGCAAGAAAAAGTTTTTATACTTGTTTTCGTATAAACTGTTGAGCTGGGTTGCGCTGTCCATTTGACCTTGCAAATTACTAAGAAATTCGGCCTGCGTCTTATTGAATTGATCTAAGCCTTCTGTTCCATATTGTTTTCCATATTGTTTTAATTGATCAAATTTACCTTGTAATATATCCCTGAGTTGAACTGCTATATCTGGGTCCGTATTATCTGACATTACCTTCTCCGATTTTAGGTTAGTTTATTGTGGGTCCATTGAAGTTGAAGTTGATCCAGAACCCACAACGACCGGAATGTCTGGCTGGTTCAAACCAGAATGTTGTGGAATAGGATAGACTGTCGGAGGTGCATTAATAATTCCCGGCAGATGAGGGGGCGACATCATGGACAGCCGCCTATTTTCTTCAGCCAAGTTGGCTGCCCTCAGGGCACCTTCAACTACTTCTTCTAGGGGGGGCAGCCCGGCTCCGGGGCCCCACTCCCTAACAGCATATTCCGCTCCTTCGGGGACCCCGGCCCCGACCACAGCGCGTCTTAGAAATGTCTTATCTGCCCAGTTACCAAGCCAAGGTATTTTCTTTAAAAAAGCAATTCGCGTCGCGTCCGCGCCGACTCTCGATGCAAGAACGAGTCGTTCTTGCATTATTCTCTCGTCAGCTTCCGCTTGTGTGATGATGTTTGCTTCAAGGGCGGCCTCAATGTCTTCTACGGAACTAGAATAACTCAACCCCGAGATTCCTAATTCTACAATAGGGAGCGTGGGAATTATGCTGCGGAACGCGGCGCCTCCGGCGCCCCGTGTTGGTATCTTCTTATCTAGCCAGTTACGGGCCGTTTTTACTCGACCCAACCATGTCCTTGAAGATGATGGGTTGGCCTTGTTGGCTTTCCACTCGGCCATGTTTACGACGTTCGACGAAAGAGACTGCGGAATGGGCGCGCCGGAAACGCCGGCGAACAAGGCCTTGCTGGTTGTGCGCGTGCCGAAGCGCGCGGCGGCGCGTCCAGCTATATCCACTGATGTATCAACGACATTCGTGGAGGTTCTGGTGAGAAAATTATAAAGGAGACTTAGCACCTCATTTAATCTGTCGCTAGGAAATACTGATTTAAGCATGTTGCCCCACATCTTTTCATCAGACATAAGTTCAACGATCTGAGTCTTTACACTATCAATAAAATCTATAGCTTCTAATTTAACCTTTATCGGATTCTCCATAAACTCATCAAATTTATCTTTAAGTAAAGAAAGCCCAGCTAATAATCCTCCAATCTTCAAAATAGTAGGAAGTGCATTAAAAAAATTAAATAACTTACTAAGAAAATTGCTGAAAATATTTTTTTGTTGTTTCTCTTCTTCTTTCTTTTGTGGTTTCTTTATTTTCTCTCTGGCAGCTTCAATTTCTTCAAATTTTGTACGATCATCCTCGGAAAGCTCATCAAGTTTGTTTACAGTTTCTTCGGTATTGTCTTGGATTGCATCTAATGTTTCGTTTGATTCGTCTAATTTATTCTCTACATTTTCGTTATTAGATAATTTACCAGTTACCGTGTCTTTAGTTAAAAACCCAAGCAATCCACTGGTATATGATCCCATTTTTTCGATAAGCGAATTTAGCACAGGAAGAGTAGTCTCTCCTACAAATTGTCCAGGCAAATTTGCAATATTCTGGATTCCACTTCCAACGAACTGACCACCTTGTTGGATTCGTTGAGAAAGTAATTCAGCTCGCTGTATTGTTTCTTGACTTGGCATTTAAAATCCCATCTTTATCCGTTTTTTGCTCTTTCGTTTTCTACTTTTTCTAGGTATTGTATAAGAAGAGAAACATATATGTCTCTTTCATATACTGCCATATTTTCAATTTCAGTCAGACTATACTTGTGATGGTGCATCATGGCAAAATTTGTTCTATAGTAATTTACTATATTTTGATATGCCATGGTTAGTCTAAAAAATCGTTCAACCCCGAAAGCGCGATGTGATTTGTATCCGAACAATGTGTGCATTTTACATCAAACTCATGTGACAAACTCGGAATAGAATCAAAGAATTTTTCAACTTTTAAAAAACTATCGCCAGGCAGTTCTAAAATCCAGTCTACAATTTCTTGAGATGAATATTCCTTACTATCATATATTTTATCACTATCATAAATTTGATCAATACACGAACCAATCATAGAAAAAGTAGAGTCTATGTTTCGATCGGTAGCCCCAAATATCATAGTATTAAGTGATGGATACTTCAAAGTAACTCCAATCTCATCTGTTAATTGAATTTTATTTTCTACATTTTTCACTTTTGGGATTTCTACATCAGCCAGATTAAACTCAAATGGAAATTGATTTTCACATGATGAGCATATTCTAGTCAACCCTACGACATCAGAAACACTCTTCAATCTAAGATTCAAAAATATCCACTCAATATCAAAACTAGCCAATTTTGAGACATTTATACCTTCAGTCACAAGACAGTTATTGATAATCTGAATAAGAGAATCTACCATGAGCTGTGGATCATCAGATTGTATCGCAGTCACTAAAATCTTTTCTTCTTTTACCAAGAATGATCTGAACCTTATTTCTTCTCCCGTCGAAGGAATTTTTGTTTTAAAAATTGGATGATTGATAGTAGGTAATCCCATAATTTACTCCATTTCAAATGTTACTGAGGAAACGTCCTGCTGTTCTAACTCTATCCATTATTTGCCCACTTGTTCGATCAACAATGGCCACAGAGTTATTATCTATAAATCCACCAAGATCAAAAGCTGGATACAGTGAATTAATCTCAAGATTTCCACCAAAAGGCAATCCTCCTGCTGGCAAAAATCTCCACTTTTTATAGGCAAAGCTAACCTGTAAATTTAATATTGAAGATCCAGCACTCCAATCTACCTGAAGAGGTCCAACAAATAATGGATAAGCCTCTTCAAATTTACAAGTCATCTGCACTTCACCTCGATCATCATATGATTCAATTTCAATGCTAGACACATATTGATCAAAATAATATGCGTTAAAATTATTTGAGTTTACAATTAAATCTTGCCATTCTTGAAAAAGGTCTCGTGGGAATAAATTTTTATTCGTGCAATACACATTAACAGTCAAATCATCATACGCATTCATACCATAAGGTTGTTTTCTTACTACTCCATGCGTCACAACATCAATCGTCTGTAATTGTCTGCCTGGAATTTGAGCAGAATTTAAAAGAAACCCTAAAGCTCTGGCGCTAGAGTGTGTAAGGATTCCTCCGGTCACCAACATACGAAAATTTGAAGCTCTCGCAAAACCGCGACGTTTGTTTACTGTTGCCTTAAATTCATCTATGCTAAATGGCATAAATTACCCCTTAGTATACTGTTTTCTACTCTCAGCCCAAACCTCTGCGGGCTTTGCACCAACGAAACGCTGAACAGGAAGAAACAATGCAAGTTTCCATTCTTCTTCATCTAGCATTAACATTCTCGATTTCATCCTACTAAACAAATAGCGTTTGACGGCTGGTCTGTAGTATTTATACCGAGAATCCAAAGATTCTAGGGTTTCATATGAAAATCTAAAACGATTTAGTACCCTTCGATCGTCGTCTTCGTTCTCAAAGTGATCTAAGATGCGATCCATGAGTATTCCGCGATGTATGGGGTGCAAATAGTGAAAATTGATACCTAAAATGCCATCATTATACAATTCTAAAGGCATCACCAAAGGAAATCTGTCATAGTATGGGAGATATTTGGCCGTCTTGGGCTCATAGCTGAAATAATACATATTGCCCACCATCGTATATCGAACACGAGCCGGAGCTTTTGCATCTTGATTTGATTCGAGCCCCTGATCAGGTACGCGAATACTGCGTCTAAATCTTTGAGTTTTAGTAAAAAACCAACGATTCGCAGCAGCCCGAGTCTTCTCAAACACATTGTCTTTGATCGCTACTTTTAGAATTTGAGAGAAGTCGATTCCTGCCATTACTCTACCTGTATATCTTCATTCCGAGGGATTGAAGGTGTTTTTCTGTCCAGACCTCAAACTTCCACCCGCGACTTTCTGCATATTGTTTCGCAGCTTCCCACTTGGACATATTCATGGCATATGATCTAACTTCTTTCAAATATCGTCTGCTCTGTCTTTGAGGTTTCTTTGGAGGCTTTGTCTGTTTCTCCGGCTTGATCTCTACGAGTGTAGTGGTCCCGTCTGTCCATGTGATCTTCAGGTCCATATAATAACGTCTGATCTTACCATCCACCGCATTGCGATAGGGTATTACCGTCTCTTCGCTATTCCAAAATTTGATTTTGGAATTGTCGTCACACCATTTGAACGCAGCTCTCTCCCACAGCGAGCGAAAGATAATCTTATTCGGATCGCCTTCGTATTTCTCTGGATTCTTCGGTGCCCATCGTCCTTTGTATGCCATAGAACTATTTAGCACAAAAAAAGAAACCCCCTTCCACCGAAGCGGAAGGGGGCTCTAAGGGGGAGATGTGGTTATCAACTAATCCTGAAGCAGATCGTTGAAGAAGTCCAATCCATCATCTCCATCATCACTATCGGACAGAGATTCCTCTGCTGTCGGTAGTGACGGGGCTGCGGCAGCCTTGGGTGCCGCAGGTGCAGCCGTGGGAGCGGCTGCGGGACCATCAAGCCCAAGTACCTGATTCAGGCGGGCTTCGAGTTCTGCATACGACTTGAACTCACTCGGTGCGACGAGAGACTGAAGGGAATACTCTCGATTCCAAAGCTCCTCGCGCTCGGCGTCGTCCGCACCAATCTCACCCGGAGCAGCAAACTCCGAGGAATCATAGTTACGGTATCCAGCCACATTCTTCGCGCGCAGCTTGAAGTTTGCGCCAGTCCAGAGGTTGAACGGATCGAATGCTTCATCCGTCGAAAACTCAGGGCTGATGGCTGACTGGATCTTGTCGAAAATCTTCTTGCCATACTTGAACAAGAAGACCTTGCCGTTGTTCTCCGGGTTAGCCGGATCATCCACAACGAGGATGTTGGAGTAGTAGCTCAGTCGCCGCTTCTGCTTTCGAGCTTCATCCTGCTCTCCGCTATTCCACAGCTTGCTATTATACTCCGAGACGGGATCTTTCTGATCCAGCGTCGTGAGCGACTTCTCGATGTACCATCCACCCGGTCCTTGGAATCCATGATCCCAAATGCGAACGAACGGAAGATCCTCGCCGTCGGGGGCCGGAAGGAAACGAATAACAGCGTGCCCTGTTCCTGCCTTGTCAACGGTGAGCTTCCAATAGCGATCATCATCGCCCTTGAAGGACTTCTTCTTATCGAGGGAATCCATCGCTTCCGACAGTCGGGCGATGTTGCTCTTCTTTTTGAGGTCTGCAAAACTCATTTTTGTATTCTCCATATTTCGGTGTATTACGGTGTATTGTGGAATGTCCACGCTACTATTTAGCTGATGAAAACACATCTGCTAATACCATTTTCGTCTTTTCCAAATTGGCATTAACGAAAGGGGTAAGTCTGTTTAGCTTGTCACGAGTGTCAGGCCAAAGCAAATCATCATCAATATTCTTGTCCCAATAGGGAAAGAACTTCATTGCCATGTTCATTTGAATCATGGCACAAGGGCTCACAATACCCTCGTAGAATTTGTCGAGCAGGAACGGATGTTCTCCGTCCGTCACCATGAGCATTCCATTCGGTGTCATGCTCTCTGGCATAGAGGAGGCTATTTCTTCCATCTCTGTTTTGAAATGATAGGATATGCTCTCCTGATAGGATCGCCATTCCTTGTATAGCTTCATTGCTTCTGGATTGGTCAGCGTTCCGACCCATACGCTCGGGTTTTCTTGTAGGTTCGCAACGAAAAACTGCTCAATATCATCGCGCTTGCCTTGATGCTTTCGCAGAATCTTCTCGTATACAAAGCGATCTCGTCGCGTGCTGAACTTGTCAGGATCGACTTTTACTTTGCCTTGATATTTGATGTAGTCGTAGTTTGTGCCCTTGAAGTGTAGTTGAAGGGCGCGAAACATTTGATACGTTTCAAGTGCGTTCATCGTATAGTTGGAAAACCCCCGCCCAAGCTACCTTTGGTCCGCTTGAACGGGGGCATCCTTATCCTAATATGCTACTCGGTTAGCAGTTGTTCTGACCCTTGGGTCACTCCAGATCCAATCGGAATCTGTTGAGGCTGATCCTCTTCAGGAACAACATTCTCCAGATAAACGGAAAGAATGCCGTCGGTCAGCTCTGCGCCTTTCACTTTTATACTATCAGCTAGTGTAAATTTTTGTTCAAAATCACGCGCTCTGATCCCTTGATGAAGCCGTTTTTCTTGCTTCTTCTGATCCAGAGTTGACTGGAGAGAGTTGTCGCGCTTTCCTTGAATAGTGAGAACACCTTCATGGAAAGTGATGTTGATGTCCTTCTGAAGAAATCCAGCTACAGCCAAATCAATCCTGTAGTTATTCTGATTCCTTTCTTGTACGACATCATACGGAGGAAAGAGGGGCGCTCTATCTCGATTTACCTGCCGTTCCATCAGATCAAAGATCCTATCAAATCCGACAAGATCGGGGAATTGGGTGGGTAGAAATGACTTTACCATTTTTACATCTCCTTAATTAAGCGAGTTGTGGTTGTTTGAAGACCTGAACTTTCAGCGTCTCCATTCGAGTGTATATTATACACTCTATTTCACAAAAGTCAACAGCTTTCGTGAAAATGGTAACTAAAGAGGCAAGTGCGATCCTACTTTGAGCAATCGCATCTCTGTCGCTTCAGCTTCTAACTTGTCTTTTATGGTTGGGCTAACCAGCCTTGATACCATTTCTGGTTCGATACCACACTTCTCTGCACAAGCAAGAATGGCATCCATATACGGCATTGGTCGTTCCCTAATATAATCCTCCACCATCTTTGAAAAATGATTACGGTTTACTACTTCTTCGTTCAGATCCAACATCAAAGTCCCTTTACCCTATTTAGTCATACTTTCATATCGTTTTATGTCAATATGAAGCTCTCGTAGATGATCCCACGGATTAAAAGTGAAGATTTGAGGAACATGATCCTCTACGGCAATCGCTATGACACCTTTTTTGATGACGATATTTGTCATTTCGTATACCATAGCAGCATACGCAGCAATCTGTTTCTTATAGTCTACAATCCACTCTTCTTTTTTAGCTCGTCGTGAAGTCTTGAAATCAATGATAGCCAGTTGCTCATCCCACTCCGCAATCAGGTCAACGCGCCCAGCTAAACGAAGAACATGCGAGACAAGCGGAACTTCCTGCGCGATAACGTATCCAATATTCGCATCGAGCTTGGGCTTCAGATCAAGAAACATTGCGTTTACATCAAAACGATCAGATAGATAATCATCGTGATTGTTGATGTAGTCTTCGCATACCTGATGAACTAATTCACCTCTATTGGTAGCGTGCCTAGAAATTTTGTTTGCTTCTGCGGGTCCGACTCGCTTCTTCCATTCATCCAGAGATTTTTGTTTTTGTGGATTAGCAGAAAGAATCGTTGTAACAGACGGATAGTGTTTGACCTCTCCGTTGTGTTCTACAACATAATGTCGCGAACCAGTAGAATAGTCACATCCAATATTCTCGTATACGGATAAATCCTTTAATGGTCGATGTTCAAATCTCATTACT